CGCTGAATAAGAACCTGAAGCCAAATTAGCAATAACCGCACCACTTACTTCTTCGCCAATACGAACCTGATAATCCACCTTTATTTTGTCATTTGAAGCCATTAAAACCGTTGTACCTGAAGGTTCAAAGTAATTGGTCACGTATGCACGAACCATTGGTGACGCATTAAATACGCCATAACTTCCGTCGGCTGAAGGCGAAGGGAATATTTTATTTCGGCTAACCTGTGCGCCATTTATGTAAATATCATACACGAATTTAAAGTTTGTCACCCCAACATTTGTTGAAGAAGCCACAAACCAAAGGTCGTCGTGCATACTCGGGAACGTAGCCGGTTGACTATTTATTGTTATTGCCATTGCTTGATTCTATTTTATTTCCAATTTGTCTAATTTGTAATTGAACGTCGCCGCCAAAAGCTTCTGCCATTGTCGTAAAAAAATCCTTATTAAATACTGTCTTAACTGCATTGTCAAAATAAGAAGTCGTTTTTAAACCGTCCCTTTTGATTGCTGAAGCGGTCGCATATGCTAAAGCTTTTAATGAAGTCGCTTTGTTGACCGCTTGTTTAAGTTTTTTGCTTTTCCTTTGGGTCTTGCTTAACTTCTTTGTCTGTGTTTCGTTTGTCGTCTTTGCCTTCCCTAATCTGTACCATTGCAATATTGACGTTGCCATTTTTTTATTTGGGAATGGCGTTTTGTATTGGTATGGTGAATCTGAAGAAACTTTTTTTGGTCGTGCATTTTCGCCACCAACACCCTTAACCCCTTTATTTATATATTTATAATAAACTGAAGCCGGGTTATTTTTATCGTAACCCAACCACATTTCATAATCATTGCCAAATTTTGTGACCTTTGGTACAACCAAATCGCCAATTTTACCTGAAGCAATTGAACCGCTTTTATTTAGGTTCTTTTGTACTTCGTCGTTAAATTGTTTACCGTAGAAAATAAGCATTTGTTCGGCAACAGGAAATTCAGTCGGGTCAATAACGTTATATTGGTCACCGATTGTTTTTAAAAAACCTTCCTTTAATGCTTTTGCCTGTGCTTTGGCTTCACTCATACCATTAAATAGATAAAATGGTTCTAAATACCACAGAAAAAACCCCGTGTAAAAACACAGGGTAATTTCGCTTATTTCAATAAAAAAACACAACTGCCTTATTTAATGCGCTTCGCCTGTTCCCGGTCGTAAGCATTTTTTGACTTCAGATACGCCATTGTATTCAAAAATTCAATGGTCTTCATTTCAAAAGCTTCCGAAGTTCTAATATTTTCGTGTTCGGTAAACTTGATAAAAAAAAACCAACGAATGATAAACGTGTATAAAATTCGCTTCCTGCATATCCGCAGCGTATTCTTCGTGTTTACTTGCGTCGTACTTATCGTCAATCCATTTCCCGTACCAATTTTTTTTCTGCGGGATAACCATTGACGCAGCTATTTTGTGCAAATTTCCCAACGTGTCTTTGCTAAATACCTTGCTTTCAATATAACGTGCTGACGGCATATTTTTAATGTCGTAATTCATACGGTATCGTTTGCCATTAATTGTAATATAGTCAACCGGCTTCCCTTCAATTGGTTCATCTAAAAACGCTAAATCTTTTCGCAATTCTTTTAAGTCTTCAATGCCTAAACTGTCAATTTGGTATTCGGTTAAACCTGTGATAATGCACAATAATTTAACTTCCTTGTCCAATTCTGTCCAATCCTTATTCGGGTTTGTTATTATTGGCATCAATTGTTGGTATTGCCAAAGGGTCAATTCGTTCCATTTCATAATTCAAAGTTAAGTCTTTTTTCTGATAAGGACAATGCCGACAACCATTTTTGCAGCAATACCCCCTTTTTAAATGATATTCTTCTGTAAATACCTTAAATCCGTTTTCTATGTAGTAATCCAATTTATTCGTTATAGGTTTGATTGTAGTATTCATTTTCGTGAAATGGCAAAAGTTCATCAAATCCATCACAATAAGCCTTCATTATCTGTTCTTTTTCTTTTTCAAGTTTAGTCATTATTAATTCAACTGCTATTGCAATACCGTGTGAAGTATCATATTCAGATAATTTATAATAATGGTTTGACAACTCGTTAAGTTCGTCAATTAATTCTTTTATTACAGTTTGCATATTATATCCATTTTTTTAATCCGTTTGCACTTGACATAATCGCGTCAGCGCGTTGCGTTAAGCTTTCAATTTGCCCGTTTAGTTCGTCAGCGTCGTATGATACGTAATAACCGTTTGACGTCCCAATAACAGGCAATATTCCTTCTGACCTTATAAAGTTAACGATTTTACGCAAACGCGGTTCAGAAAATTGTTTAATTCCGTACCTTTCTTTTTGCCCGTTAATGGCTGCGACTATTTCCGCGCCTTTAATTGGGTTGGCTTTACTTTTCAGGTTTAAACCCCTGATAATTACAGGCACTAACCTTTTTTCGTCCGGCGTTAATTCGCAGGTTATATCTTCAAAGTTTTTAATCATAGTATAAGTTTTAAGAAAGGTCTGCCATTGCTAAATTAGCCATTTTTAATTGAATCCTTAAATCTTTAATTTCCTTTTCTTTTAATCCCAATTCCTTTTCAATCTTTGCAATCCTTTCAATTAAGCATTCGTTTTCAAGGCGAAGCAAATATTCCTGACCCATTAAATAATTATTCTTTGACATAATGTTTGTTTTAAAAAGCCGCCCAAAGGTAACCCAAATTACTACGTTTGTTTTGTTTTAATATTAAAAAAAAATCCTTCAGGCGGCGTAAGTTTATAATGCGTTTATTTTGTCCTGTTCAATTTGATTGTCGGCATCTTCTTCTTCTTCGTCTTCTTCTTCCCAATCGCAATGGTCTAAACATTCCGGGCAAATATCAATTTCAGGGTAATTGGTGTGCGCACCACAACAAGTTGAATATGGCATATTATAAGTTTTCAATTAAAGCCGTTAATAATAAAGCTACCGTAATAATCGCAAAGAACCAACCCATACCCAAAGATTCTTTGGCGTATTGTTTTTGCATTGCTGCATAATGTTCGTTTAATTTGTCCTGTTGTGTTTTTAGTCTGTTTGGCATTGTTATAAGTTTTAAATGTGCGTTGGACAGTCGCACCCCTGCGGGGGATAGTAATTATTTAATATAATTCATTATTTTTGGTTCAGTACCAAATTCACCTGTATTGAATTGTGAAGAATAGGCAATTTCGTAAACTTCGTCGCTTACATAATTGTAAAAAATGTCAACCACTTCGCCGTTGAATTTGCCTTTTTTACAGGTGTAAATGTCTTGCGTAATCTTATTATTTAATACGCTTGAAACATAACATTCAAAATCATTGTCTTCAAGAATCTGACAAACTTTTTGATATTTGTAATTAGGCATTACATAATCTGTCATATCATAATTTTTAGGTAATTCTTTGTTAATTGATACCTGAATTAAATCTTGTAAATTTTTCATAATGTTGGTTTGTTTTATTGTTCCACAAATATAACACAGGTTTTATACAACTTCCAAACAAAATGTGATGAACGGTAAATAATAAGGATAAACGGTTTATCAATCATAAATGAACCGAATATCAATCATAATCGGCTCAAAATGTACGTATAATCGCCGTACAATTGATTGATTAAGCGAAGGCGTAACGCCCTGAACCGCGTTTGATATTATGGTTTTGCCACGCTAAAGCCAAAGCCATAACGGTATCGTCGTGGAATCCGGACGGCGCTGAATACCTTACGCCGTGCGCAGTAAACTGATATTCAAACACGTCCAATTCGTCAACAATAACCCCTTCAGGAAATCCAATGCGTCCCTGTTGAATGGCTGACGCTAAACCTTCCATTAATTGCTGCTTTGATTGACTTGTAAACTTCAAACCTTCAATATTCACACCTTCGCGCATTAAGTCTTCAAGGATAGGGTCACCAACCCCTGTTGAATCCACCACAATTGGCGCAGGTGGCAACCTTTTAATTGTTTCTTTGGTGTTATGCCAATCCATTTGAAAGCATATTCCTGTTCAAATACAACTTCAGGTAATTGAATTCGTGCTTCGTCTATTTCGCGCGGGTTAATATGCGGGTTGTCGTACGTGCTAAATTTAAAGCTTTGCCAATCGTTTTCGCCCTGTTTCATAAACAAGGAATAAAAGAAGTTTTTGCCGCGTGGTGTTGACAGGAAAACCGCCTTCCCTTCATAGTCGGTCAGCGTCGGGCGTATGCTATTATTCCAACCGTCTTCTAAATCCGGGATAAATGCAGCTTCGTCAACAATAACCAAATGGAACTTACGACCGCGCAAATTGTCCAATCGTTCGCCGGTAAAAAATTCAATTGACCCTTCGTTGGGACAATAGATTTTAAGCTTTGAAATATTGCTTTTAAATGGTAATACTTTTGTAAGGCGTTCAAAGAATACTTGCGCCAATCCGTATGTCGGTGTTATGTATGCAACATTCCCGCCCTTTAATGCTTCTTTGATTATAAGTATTTGCGACAATTCAGACTTCCCAAAACGGCGACCGCACATAATAACGATAAAACGCTTTTCAGCGTCCAATATCTTTTTTTGGTTTAGGTGTGGCGTTGGTAATTCAATGCGCATTTATAGAATTGTTTTGCCGTCAACAAATACAACTTCAATTCGTGAATCCTGTTGTACGTCAACCTGTTCTTTTGGTTTGCCATATACACGTGACAAAAGTGTGTCCATTGAATAAAGACTTCCATTATTCATTGACTTAATGATTGCCTTTGCAACTGTCTTTTCTAATACCGTCGCTTCAGGGTTACCGGCAACGCTAATTAATTCATTGTCAGTCATTGACATAAGCGCCTGAATTGAATCGTTTATTTCGGCTAATTTGTACCCCTGTTCTTTTAATAGGCTGACATACTTACGCGGTCGCCCGTTCGGGTTTGCCGTTTCGCCTTTCTGAAGAACCTTTAATGTCCCCCCGTGTTTTTGTTTGACTATCTTTGCCATTGTAATACCTTTGTTTTACCTTCCCTGACCTTTGTACGCCTTTGGTCGTGGATTGTGTTTGTTAAAGCTTTTCTTCGCGTGTCCGCACTTTCTTTTACCGAAATTAGTCTTTTGACTGTCCCCTTTAATCTTTGCCATTTATTGCCTTTTTATGCTTATCTTTTAAATATTCCAAATGTGTCTTTGTGTCCCCCATAACGACGTGACAATAACGACAAAGCGCCATTAAATTTTCAATCCTGTCCTTTTCTTTTGTTCCGCCCATTCCCCTTGCTTCAATATGGTGAATGTCAACCGCTTTGTTTCCACATACTTCACACGGAATAAAATCTTCAATTCCGTACCCAAAGTAATCCAAATAAATTTTAGTATAATTTTTCATTAAATAGGGTAAAACTAACTGCGACAAATATTAAGCCAATTACAATTGAATTATGGAATTCTGTATTTTCGTCAATTGCTTCACCTATGTTTATTCCTAACAATATATTGCGCGGCAATAAATGAATTGAAATCCTGAAGTTATAAAACTGAATAAAGTATTCCATTATTGGTTGTCAATTTGTTTTAATTTCCTTTGCGCCCATTCAATACCTTCAGTTCCACCCCACGCGTCCCACATTAAACCGCCGCAACCTTCTTCGTATGGCACGTCCTTATTTTGTTGGTGACGCTGAAAAGACGCCATTCGTGCAATCGTATCGCGTGAAATTGGTTCTTTGTTTGCCAATTGGTTTGCCCTTGCTTTGCCAACAGGTGTTCCGCATTCACCCCAACCATTTGTTTCTGCATATTTTAACGCCCTTTTTGCGTTGTTTGTTGCTGCTTCCGGGTAATCGGTGTATGAATCCGCAGCGTAAGCGCCTGAAGCTAATATTGCCGCCCAAACTTTGTTTGCCTTTTCTTCTGTATCATAAATACAAGCACCTGACCCAATTCTGTATTTCCCGTTTGAACATTTAATTACCGGCATTGCTAATTAGTTTATTGTAAATAGCAAAACGGCGTTTGTTTACTTCGTGCAAGTTGAAGTTCTTATTGCAATAGTCGTACAACGCATTTCCGTAGCTTTTACGGGCGTCAGGGTCTTTGGTTAACAACTTAATCCAATAATACCAATCTTTTTGACTGTTAACGTGACAAGCGGGATAAAACCCCCTGTACGGGTCAACATTGCTAACAATTGCCGGGTTCTTCTTTGCAGCCGTTTCAAGTACCTTCAAATTAGACTTCATTGAATTAAATTTGGAATCAATTAACGGAATAAGTGAAATGTCAGAATCGCAATAAGCCGCCATATATGAAGTCACTTCGTTGTAATTGTATATTTTAGGGTTCAATTTCAATCCGTTAGTGAATGCCGCAATCATTGAATCCCAAATTGGCTTTTCGCCTTCGTTGTACCCTGCAATTACAGTTTTAACCGGGAAATTGATTCGTTTCATTGGGTTACGTAATATTTCCATATCCTTCCCGTGCGTTCCCGAACCTGACCAAAATAAACGGACAAGGTCTGATTCTGTTTTGTAATCCTTAAATTGTTCTTCGCCGTATGGAATCGCATTTGGCAATATTTCAATATTCTGATTGTATTGATAAACTTCTTCAGCTAATCGTTCGTGCGTAACTGTGCAAAGGTCGGCAATACGAATCCACGCCAATATTTGTTCGGTAACGTTATTTACAACATAATGTTCGTAAAGTATATGTGAAGGTTCAAGCTTCCAATAATCGTCGTTGTCAACTACTAATTTAAAACCGTACTTTTTGCGCCATTCAAACATTTGTTCGGGCGTTATGTTTGCCAACATACGATTCATAACAACAATGTCATAATTCCCTTCAAAAGTTTCTTCGCTTATTGTATCGGTCATTAAACAATAATCCTTCTTCATATTTACCAACGGCATCATAATTCTATGATAACCAACCCCACTTGTTTTGCTCGTAATTGCTAAAATGCGCATTTAATTTGTTTTTCATTATGATAAATTGGTTGGTATTTTTCCCAAACTGACTGCGCACGTGCTAAACTTTCGTCCTTCATACGTCTGTATTCTGTTCCGTTGCCAACGTCGTGTCCAATATGGTCTGATTTTAAGTCGGGTAAATAGTAATTGGTAAACCCGGCAATGGTTGCGCGTTCTGCGTAATCCCTGTCCTGCATTCCGTACGGGTCGTATTCGGTATTATAACCGCCAATCGTATCAATTAATTCCCTTGTAAAATAATTGTTGCCAAAAGGCGTATGCGTTTTATGTATTCCGTCAACCAATGGCGGCAATTCTTCAACACAATGTATGCCAATAATCCCTGTTTTTGACACACGTTTTGAAAACATAACCCAATTTTTAAGCCAATTTTCGGGCAATAGTATGTCATTTGCCAATATACAAACGCCGTCGTATTCCTGTGTTATTGATAACCCGAAATTAACCCCTGCGGCAATACCCCTTTTATGAAGTGACCAATTAGCATAATGCCAATTGTAATATTTTTGTATTTGTGAAAATTGTTCTTCGTCACTTCCATTGTCAATAAGATAACAATGCGCGTCGTGACCGCTATTGTAAAAATTCCTGTCAATAACCTGCTTTGTCAGGTCTGCCCTATTTTGGGTTAATAATATTACGGCTATATTCATTTATTCCAATTTTACGTGCGGGTACACCTGCATATTTTGTAAATTCTTCTGTTGCGCCTTTTATGAATGCACTTGCGCCAATCATACAACCGCGTTCAATAGTTGTAAATTGATGCAATACTGCGTTTAATCCAATGTTTGAATATTGTTTTACAATTGAATGTCCGCCAATCTTTGCGCCGCAACTTATTGTCACATTATCCTGAATTAAACAATCGTGTCCGATATGTGCGTGTTTCATAATAAAACAATTATTACCAATAAATGTAATATCTTTTGTCCCTGCGTCAATGGTAACCAATCCTGTTATAATATTGTTATTGCCAATATAAACTTTGCCTTTTTCTTCGTCCCAATGTTTTTTATGTTCAGCCGGGTCACCAATAATGCAATATGCGCCAATGTAATTGTTGTCGCCTAAAATAACATTTTTGCCAATTATGGCGGTTGGGTGTATAATATTATTAGCCATTGTTTTCTATTGGTAAACTTTTGGGTTGTTGCTCATACCATTTATACAAACGCATAATCATTTCGTACTTACACGAACCGCACCAAACAGACAATAAAAAATTAGGGTCTAAATATAACCTGTAAATATGTTCATACATTTGAAGTTCGGCAAATTCAAGGTTGCGAATATAACCGTTCTTTGCGCTTTCATAATTCCCAATATTGGCTTCCAACCAATCGCGGTGTTCTGCTTTTATTTCCATAAATTCCAAATTAATTTTGATAAAATTGGTGTTAAAAATCCTGCAATAAACATTGTTGACGTTATATTTTGGATTAATTCAGGTGCGAAATAGTGTATTGGTGCAATCCACGCAGCCAAGCAACTTCCGCAATTAAATGGCTTGAAATTGATTTTCCATTTAAAGGGAATGTTATGTATATCGTTAATAAATAGTGATGCACAGACGGCGGTTAAAATTGATAAAATCATTTTCTAATATTTGTTTTCATTAATTTTTTGGTTTTGTTTATAGTTCTGACAATGGACATATAAGGAATTCCCGTTTTTCTGCTTAATTCTTTTGCGTTCTTCTTAAAGTCAATCGCATACAGTTTCAATATTTCCTTATTGTACCAATGTAAGTCTTCCAAATTCCTTTCAAGTTTTTCAAACAATTCTGTTGGTTCTTCATTTAGTCGCGTCAATTCCTTGTTTACTTCATTCCCAACAAATTCTGTGTAATTCCTGTAATTTTTATAAAATGTACTTCTGTCGCTTTTAATCATATTTAACATTATTCGCACAATGTAAAATTTTAATTCGCTTCTTTGATACATTCCAACCAACTTTGATTCGTCCATTTCACAAAGAACTAAAAAAACTTCAGCTTTCAAATCGTACTGCAATTCTTCAGGTTGCATTTTTCCAAAGGCGTCGTTGACTTCCTTTGAATCCCAATATTCCGCTAAAATTTCATTTTTGACCATTCAATTAAAGTTGGTTTATTGTCCACTTCAGTACAAATATACACAATTCCACCACATTCGTAAATATCTTTTAATCTGTCCTTTTGTTCCACGCTTAACCGGTCACCAATCTTTTTGACTTCAACCGCTACATAAACGCCGTTTTCTGTGTACCCTTGTAAGTCCGCCCAACCTTTTTGAATCGTACCTTTACGCTTCCCAAATGGAATATTGTTAACCCTGTTTAATCTGTACCCAATGTATTCAAGGTTTGTTTTTGCCCACTTTGTAAGTTCGTTTGCTGATATGTCCATATTTTTTCGTAAAATTCTTTTTTAAATTTCAGCCTATTCAATTTCGGTTCAACTTCAGTATAACAACCATAAAAGTCGGTAAAATTATCGGTATAACAATATTTGATTGTTCCGTAATGCGTATATTTAATTTGATAAATTTTCAAAATATTTAACTAAAGCTAATTTTTTACATTGTGTTTCAATAAAATCTTCATTTTTTATACTTTTGCTGAATTCTTTTGCGTCCAAAGGGTGCATTTTGTTTATTCTTTGTAAATTGTCTTCACGTACAACCTTAATCGTGTATAAAATTTCTTCAGGCGTAAACTGCAACTTCTTTTGTTTTAATAGGATTGCAAATACTTTTTCAGCATTAAATACCTTGTTAAAGTCCTGACGTTTACCATTTAGCCATTCGTTTTTTGTAAATTCAACAATTTCGTCGTCTGTCAATTGTGGAACAGGCGGTTCAGGTGGTGGCGGAATATTTTTACGAACTTCGTTTGCTTTGGTTTTATAGGCATTCATTATTTGGGATATATATTTAGGTGAAAACTTTTCAAAATGGTCTGTATTACATTCAAAGCGACCTTGTACTGCCATTTTAAACGCAATCCTGAATTCATTTATTGTAAAATGCGGATAAGTTGTACGAATATAGTCTTCAATAATATCCAATTCCATTTTGTCCGGCAACCTCGTTAAACCAATCAAAGTGAAAATATATGCCAATGTGCTTTTCAAATTATGCACGTCAACAACTGCTAATTTTTCGCCCTTAAATGCTTCAATAATTGGTAAATCTTCTTTAGCTATTAACCCAATCGGATAGTCCTTCCATTCTTTTGCGACTTGCGGCGGTTGGGTCAGTATTTTTTGTATTTCCATATTTTATTCGGTTTTGTA